TCCTTTTGGACTTTTTTGGGATGGCCCTTTTTATTTTTTTGGAGAACATTTTGACATTTTTTTGACAAAATGTCAAAAAGGAAATGTTATCATTATTCCTTTTGGACTTTTTTGGGATGGCCCTTTTTATTTTTTTGGAGAACATTTTGACATTTTTTTGACAAAATGTCAAAAAGGAAATGTTATCATTATTCCTTTTTGACTTTTTGGGGATGGCCCTTTTTATTTTTTTGGAGAACATTTTGACATTTTTTGGGGGTATTTCAATAATCTGGCGGAGCCTAAAGGGAGGGGGTTGTTATAGGGTTCCTCTACCCTACTGCGTATAAATGAACCTCAAAAAGTGGTCCCCATTGTGTATATGGAGAACATTTTTCTTTTTGCCATTTTCACCACCTCCTTTTTCGTCGTTTTAAAGATTCTGGAAATGAATTATTTAGAGAAAGAGATGAAACCACTCAAATACATGGTTCGAGACGCAGTCATCGTTTTCGGTAGTTCTTTAGGAGCAGCAACCGCTACGTTCTATGTCCGCGGATCTTTCGCGGATTTTCTGAATGTAGTTACTGAGAACAAGGTTCTCAATACCGACGCAACACTCGTTTTTACGGATGCTCCGGGATTTTAGATAACTGGTTCCTGAGTTCGAGTAATTCTTCTTTATGACGAGCTTCCATTTTATCTATATAATATTTGTTTTGAATCTTCTGCTTTTCAGCATCTAGTTCCATTAATTTTATCGTTGAATATCGATTATAAGCACAAAACGTCATTGCGCCTAGTGCGCCTTGTCCTATAGATTTGAGCATATCACTGGATAGTAAATAAGTTCTCATTCTTTTTTTTTATAATTTCCTTTTATACCTTTTGTTCCATTGATTCCATTGGTTCCATTGATTCCATTGGTTCCATTGATTCCATTTGTTCAACCGGGTTTTTCGAGGTGTCATAAAGGGATTTATGTCCTCTAATGAACAAATATGATTCCTTGATCATTTTATAATACCTATTTTCAGAAGTATAATATTGTGCCGTTGTCATGGCCTTTAGATTCGTAATGGTAAACAACGCTAGAAAAATGCCATAAAACGCGAGTTTTATTGGATTTGAGACACTCGTAGAATAATATAACAATACGGGTAAAGTCGCGACCATCGATACACCAGAAATATAGAAGAATATCCTAGTAAAATTGTTAAAGACATTGTAAAATAAAGAATGAAAAGTGTTTGGTATTTGGTCTACTTCTGTAGTGTAGAACATTAGTTCTAAATAGGATATACAACATCCGTCAAATGTATACCATCCAACGACAATGAACATAACAAGCAAGAAATATATACATCTATCGAATTCCGTTCCTATTCCACGAAAGAATACCAAGAAATACGACGATAATAAAAACACGAAATAATGATAATACCGTATGGTGTATATGTACATGTAATCGCTAGAGGTCGGGGTAATCTCTTCTCGAGGTCTTTTCAGCTTTTCACATAAGTAATTAAGCGTATTGTCTTCATTGTAAATGGAGATGATGACCAATATGGCCGCCGTAACACATAGTAGAATATAAGTATTCATTTCTCTATAAAACGATATTTATTTTCCATATTTTACACACCAATTTATAATGGGACAATCCTATAGGATTGTCTCAATTTACGCGATTTTCCTAAAAAAACGTAGTTCCTCTATATATATATGAATCTCTGGAAAATAGGGCTATTCATAACGGCGTCGATTGTCTCAGGATACGACACCGAAACCCTTTATACATCGCTCACGCTAAGCGGGGATGCGTATTGTCATAAAGAGTTATATAATAAGGTCTCGCTCGGCGGGAAATTTGTATACGATTCTACTATTTATGACTGGAGAACCGACCTCCAAGGATTCGTCGGTGTGGTCCAAAAGGAGCAAGCGATTTACGTCGTTTTGCGCGGTTCCTCTTCCCCTATGAACTGGTTCCGCGATTTCGAGGTAGCCCACGTCCCTTATGACACCTTTCCCGAATGTAACTGCTCCGTTCATCGCGGATTCTATTTGTCGGCTCTTGGCGTAAAAGACGACGCCATTACCGCCGTCCGACGTTTGAGAACGGCGGATCCCACGTATACAGTTCGTATTACGGGCCATTCATACGCAGCATCTTGCGGTCAATTATTAGCCATGGAATTCGTCAAGGCGGGTATCCCCGCGAGTATATACAATTTCGGGCAACCTCGCGTAGGCGATGCCTCGTATTCAACCTTTATGACAACTGCGATAGACCCTGCGCGAATAGTTCGAGTGACTCATGCGCGAGATATTGTTCCGCATGTTCCAACAATAGATATGGGATACCTACATAGTGCTGGCGAATTATTCGAAGATGAGTTTGGTCAGCTTCATTCGTGTATCGGGGGTGAAGACCCCGCGTGTTCTCAACAGTATTCGTTTTCCCAACTGTCGGTAGACGACCATATGACCTATTTAGGACAACCCGTAGGATGCGAAGAATCCATTGGACAGACTTATTTGTAGTCGGGGAGGTCGTCTAGGTCCATAATTTGGGCGTCTTCAGGAATGTCTTCTTTGGTGATTCTGAAATCGGCGAAAAGGGGATCCTTCATTTCATCCTCGGGAGTTTTATTATGAACGGTTCTGGCGATCATTTTGTAGAGTTTGAAATTCGGATAACGTTCGTCGCCGTTTTTCATATAGAGAACATTCTTGCCATTATCATCCGTCACCCATTTAATAATGAGCTTTTGAATGGGGTCTGCTCGAAAATCTAGATCTTGTTCGTCTTCAATGTCCAAAAGGAAATCGTATATGGAGCATCCTAATCTACAGAGGTCGAAGCTATAATTGGGGTCGAGTCTCGGTTTTTTCTCGTTCATAAAGGGTTCGCAATTATACTGGCTAGAGGCATCGCCTCCTGGAGCGAAACTGTCGCTACAAAATATTTTTCCTTGGAAACGGTAAATGGCGCGACCGAAATCGATGAGTTTGAAAAGACGGCCATAGGTAGGAACTTTATAGTAGTTGTTCTCGGCTTTGTAATAAAGGAATTTGGTATCCGTTTCTATATACATAATGTTGTTCGTGTGGAGGTCATTATGTGTGAAAGCGAATGCTTTTTGATAGGCAAAAAGGGTCATAATCACTTGGAATAGTGCGCTTGCTCCTGTGTCAATATCGAGAATGCGTTTTACAAAGAGTCTGTCGAGAGTTCCTACACATTTTTCTAGGCAAATCATTTGGACGGGGAAATTGTAGATGAGTGCGTTAAGAGGGACCTCGCTTTCTTCGTCTTCTTCCGCGTCTTCTTCTGCGTCTTCCGTGTCGTCGTCTTCTTCTGTGTCTTCCGTGTCGTCGTCTTCTTCTGCGTCGTCGTCTTCTTCCGTGTCGTCGTCTTCTTCTGTGTCTTCTTCCGCGTCTTCTTCCGCGTCTTCTTCCGCGTCTTCTTCCGCGTCTTCTTCCGCGTCTTCGTCTTCTTCGCTATAATTCACTTCGCTATTATTCGAGCTATCATCTGAAGAAATTACGGAATTCTTTTCATAAACACATTCTTCGACGTCTTCCTCTATAACGGATTCAGAAGGGTCAGAAGGGTCAGAAGGGTCAGAAGGGTCAGAAGGGTTAGAAGGGTCAGAAGGATCGATTCCCAAATCCTCCAAAGAAAGAAGAGAAACATTCGAAGAAGAATGAATCAACAATTTATCTTTGTTTGTTCGAGAACCAAAATTCGCAAACGGATTTTCCATCGGTTCGACTTCGTACATTTTTCCACGGTTCTCATTAAAGAAATCGGATTGGGTCAAATAGTCAATATCATCGGCCAAATTCATCTTAAACTTCTTTTGGACTCCCATATAAGACCCATAATAATCAATCCCGTGAAGAAGTCCGTGAGTATTCAACATCTGGCTCGATAAATAACAGAAGAAATTGTCGATGTAACTCGCGTTATTTGGACTACCCAATTTCTCGTGACACGGTTTCGAATCGAATGTGGGCATTTCGAATACCTGGCGGTTATATCTACCTATAAGATACCTTACAGGATCCAATAAAGGCGCGAATTTGATGAAAAGGTCTCGAGATACCTTCTCCGACTTCTGGCTGTCCCAAACCGATTCCAAATCCACCATATGAAATCGGTGATTAAGTGATACAGTCTCGCAATTCGATTCATTCAGTTCGAAAAACACACTGTAAATAGGGTGGTATGATTGGAACTGGTCGATTTCGAACGGCTGATAAAACGTCTCACATGTCTGTTTTGCTAAAACATCGAGCTCGATTTTCTTCGGCTTGTGATAATTCAATTGAAATTTAGTCATTTCGTATAATTCAAAAAGGTATATATTTGTATGATTTTAAACGATTACAATAATCGATGAACACTCGTCAGGTTCTCATATAAAAAATGAGAATGAATTATATATGACTTTGGAATTAAAGAAATTTGATATGCGTGCCATTACATTCAAACCCGATGAAAATAAGGGTCCTGTAATCGTTATGATCGGCAGACGTGATACGGGTAAATCTTATTTGGTGCGCGACCTTTTATACCATCATCAAGATATTCCTATAGGAACCGTTATTTCCGGAACAGAAGCCGGTAATGGTTTTTATGCGCAACACGTCCCGAAACTCTTCATTCACGAGGAATATAATTCGGTTCTCATCGAGAACATTCTGCGACGCCAAAAAGTCGTTCTCAAACAAGTCAATAAAGAAATGGAACAATACAGGCGAACATCCATCGATCCCCGTGCGTTTGTTATATTAGATGATTGCCTTTATGACCAAGGATGGACCAAAGACAAGTTGATGCGTCTCCTCTTCATGAACGGGAGACATTGGAAGATTATGCTCATCATTACAATGCAGTATCCGCTTGGTATTCCGCCAAATCTCCGCACAAATATCGATTATGTTTTCATTTTGCGAGAACCTTATGCTACAAATAGGAAAAGAATTTGGGAGAATTATGCCTCTATGTTTCCCACGATGGAGTCGTTCTGTTCTGTCATGGATCAGACCACGGAGAACTACGAGTGTTTGGTCATTAATAACAACGCGAAATCGAACAAGTTACATGACCAGATTTTCTGGTACAAGGCGGAATCGAGACCGGATTTCAAATTGGGGTCGAAAGAGTTCTGGGAAATATCGAAGAATATGGGCGACGATGATGATGAAGATGCCTATGACCCAAATAAGGGCAAGAAAAAATCCGCGGGCCAGCAGATAACGGTCAAAAAGAATAAATGGTAGAAAAACCATACAAATACAATTCCGCATATATCCGATAATGTGTGGAATTGTAGGATATTTGGGAACGGATACAGAAGCCACAACGGCAGTTCTCGCCGGATTAGATCTTCTTCAAAATCGCGGATATGATTCCTGTGGGATCTCTTTTCTAGAAGCCGGCGAAATATGTACCCGCAAATTCGCGTCTACAAATACAAATAATGCCCTCGCCCGTTTACACGAATCCGTCTCTTTATCGGCATCGCATGTAGCAATCGGTCATACTCGATGGGCAACACACGGTAGCAAGACCGACGTCAATGCTCATCCTCATCACGATTCCCAGAATCGCATCACTCTCGTCCATAATGGAATCATCGAGAACTTCTTCGAATTGAAATCCGAACTAATTGCAAAAGGATACGAATTCAAATCAGCTACAGATACCGAAGTCATCGCCGTTCTCATCGAATCCTTCCTAGACAAAGGTCTAGATATAACAGAGGCTATTCACGAAGCAGTCGCCTGTCTTAAAGGAACGTGGGCACTCGTCATTCTCCACCGTAATTACCCCAATAGTATGTGGGCCGTTCGTAATGGGTCTCCCCTCTTACTAGGAACAAATACACAATGCGTTATGCTGGCGTCGGAATCTATCGCCTTTCAGCGATACACCAACCAGTATATTGTCTTAAAGGATCATATTGTTCTCGAAATCAAGCTAGAAGGTCTGAAATTCGAGTTCAGCAAGAATCTACAGAAATACGACCGGCGAATACACCTTTATGACAACGTGGAAACGACCCCTTCGCCATGGCCGCACTGGATGTTGAAAGAGATTATGGAACAGCCAGAGGCCGTTTTGCGAGCGATTAATAACGGGGGCAGGATTTCTTCGGAGACGACGGTCAAGTTGGGGGGTCTCGACGCTTTTCGCGCAGATCTCGGGAAAATCGACCATTTGATATTGTTGGGATGCGGAACGTCGTATCACGCGGGATTATGGTCGCTGGATATTTTCAAATCCCTCCGGTGTTTTGATACGGTGGCTTTATACGACGGCGCTGATTTCGGCCTGAAAGACGTCCCGAATAGTGGGAAGACGGCTGCGATTCTCCTCTCGCAATCGGGGGAGACGAAAGACTTACAGAGATGTATTCAGATTATTCGTGAGGGGGGTCTCTTCTCCATAGGAGTAGTGAATGTAATCGATTCCTTTATTGCCCGTGAAACGACTTGCGGCGTCTACTTGAATGCCGGTCGCGAAGTAGCCGTCGCTTCTACGAAATCTTTTACAAATCAGTGTGTTGTTTTGTCGCTCATCGCCGTCTGGTTCTCGCAAAATAGGGGGACATGTGAAGAAAAACGCCGGAAAATAATAGCGGACCTTCATCAGTTATCATTACAGTTATCTACGACGATTTTCATAGAAACCCGTATCATTTGCGAGAACATTGCCAGAACGATTCAACATTCGCGGTCTTTGTTTTTATTAGGGAAGGGGAAAGAGGAGGCTATTGCGAAAGAGGGCGCGCTCAAAATAAAGGAAATCGCCACGATACATGGAGAGGGATACTCGACATCGGCGCTGAAACACGGGCCCTTCGGGCTCCTGGAAGAGGGTATGCCGGTTATTGTTCTCAATATTGGAGACGAATTCCGCGAAAAAACGGAGAACGCAGTTCAGGAGATAAAGGCCCGCGAAGCGGATGTAATTATCCTTTCGGACAACTTGCGGGAATCCGATTTATCGGTTGAATATAATCAGACTTTTGGAGGATTGCTGGCGAATGTTTGCGTTCAACTCATCGCCTATTATTGCGCGTGTCATAAAGGAATATCGCCTGATTATCCTCGCAATTTAGCGAAAGTGGTCACGGTGGAATGAAATGGGAGGAATGAAATGGGGAAATAAAATGAGAGGGAATGAAATGGGGAAATAAAATGAGAGGGAATGAAATGGGAGGAATAAAATGGGGGAATAATGTATAATGAGCGATTCCGTCGAAAATCCTATATTTGAAACGTGTTTTAAATCGGCTAAAAAAGTAAAAGCGGCAAATATTATTAAAACAGGAAAAAAAACATTGAAAAGACTCGAAAAGGTAGATTCTTCTGTAATATCAGACCAAACTACTGATGATGATATATTTGATATAAGTTGTAAATTAAATGGGGTTTCACCAACTACAGACCAAAACGCAAAAATGGCGGCTTTGAACCGATTTAATAAAGCGAAAGATGAACTTAAAAAAGCAGCAAAAGAGTTTTATGACGCAAAAGCAGCATTATACGAAGCCTTCAAACCATCTAAAGGCGGTAAATCGCGTAAATCCAGAAAAAATCGTTCGCGCAAATAATAAGTTATTGTTTTGATAAGTTATTATTCTTCAAGGGTTTATACTTCGTCGGTCAATGTCACACTGACACCATCCTTATCCTTCTCCTGATTGAAGGCCAATACTTTCTCATTGTATGCCTTGGTTTCTTCCTCTGTAGTAGCTTCGCGACCTTCGAAATCGACAGTCTCTTTGACACCCACAAGATTACCCTGTTCGTCGAGTGTCTGGGTCAATTTATTACCACTCTTTTGTGCGTTCTTGATATTCTCCTCAATCGCCTTCTTTTTGGCATCTTTGACACGTTTCTCGAATTCCTCCTTTGCCTTCTCCTCATTCTTCATCTTCTCGTGATGGAGTTGGTTTAGTTCATCTTCCATGAACTCTACGCGACCGGTCTTATAGGCATCAGGATCCCATGGTAACCATAAACCAACAGGGCCGACCAAAATATCGTGATTTGGATCCATATCGCGAATCTTCTTACATCTCATTTCGGCTTCCTCTTGGGTTGGAAAAACACCGCGAATCTTCAATCCGCGAACAGATGTCTGGAAATCGTGGGCTTTTTGGAATTTCAAGTTAAGCTGTTCTTCATTCTTATCGACGAAATTCTTGTAATCATTCTCAGCACCTTCTTCGCGCAATTTAGGTCCCTCTTCCTCCAAAAAATCCGTATAGTCCTTAATAACCGTTTCTACATTCAAACTGTATTTGAACGAAAGGAAATGGAGGAAATCGAAAAACTTGTCCATCGATTTCTTGAAATCCCACTGTTTTAGGAATTCTTCGAACATGAAAAGTTCGCGTTGTTTCAAAATCTTTTCCGGAGAAATGAACGACAAACACGCGAATTTTTGACCGGCAATAGGCGGATCTTCGTCACATAAATCGATATATTTAGGGTTGATTTGACCGTTCTCCAAAATCTTCTTTTCGAATCCCTTGTTTTCGCTAGACATATATTCTTTTTAGACAGATTTATTTAAGTATTTTAAACGCTTGTATATATTTTTTTGTTTTGTTATAATATAAAATGGCTGGATTCGATTTCTCCGAACTTATCAAGCGCGCTATCAAATACATCGTAGAAGGTATCATTGTTGCTCTTGCCGCCTACGTTATTCCTAAAAAGTCTTTGAGTGTTGAAGAAGTCGTCGTCATTGCCCTCACTGCCGCCGCCACCTTCAGCGTTCTCGACGTCTTCATTCCAAGTATGGGTATGGGAGCTCGTCAAGGTGCTTCCCTTGCTATTGGTGCTGGAATCGCCGGTGGAATCCCACTTGCCCCACTATAAGCCATATACGCCCTATAAGGAAAATATAATTATATAAAATCTGTATAATTATAATGATTTAGAAAGATATTTACCTTTAATACAAACTACTGATGTCAGAGAAAGAGAAAACAATTGAAGACGTTTATCAGTTTTGGAATAGTCGTCCATGTAACATCAAGCATTCGAACAAAGAATTATGTTCTAAAGAATACTTTGAAGAAGTCACAAAGAGAAAATATTTAGTTGAACCGCATATAATAGATTTCGCCGATTTTCAAAAATATAGTGGTAAACATGTCCTAGAGGTTGGATGCGGTATCGGAACCGCTGCTCAAAGTTTTATTGAGAATGGCGCTATCTATTACGGATGCGATTTGACTGACGTATCTATCGAAATCGCGAAAAAAAGGTTGGAATTATTTCAATTGGATGGAACGGTTTTTACAGCGAATATTGAGAAGGTGGAAGATCTGAAGCCCGTGGCGAATATTCAGTTCGATTTGATATATAGTTTCGGTGTATTACATCATACTCCGGATACCGAAAAGGCGATTCATAATATTTGGAATATGTTGAAACCTGGCGGCGAATTCAAACTGATGATGTATGCCAAGAATTCTTTGAAATATTTCGAAATTACAGACGGATTAGACCAGTACGAAGCGCAGAATGGAGTTCCTATAGCAAAAGTATATACACACGACGATATTTACGACCTATTACGCGATTTTGAGAACATTCAAATTAAACAGACGCATATTTTCCCTTACAAAATAGAGGAATATAAAAATTATGTATATGAGAAAAAAGACTATTTCAAATGTATGCCGGATGACCTATTCCAATGTCTAGAAAAAAATCTGGGATGGCATTTATGTATTACTTGTCAAAAAAGGGTAAAACCCGATTTTATTATTTGATGGTCACCTCTATCTCCTCTAGTTTAGTTGCGATTTCTTTTATGGTTTCTTTGGTTTCTTTGGTTTCTTTGGTTTCTTTGGTTTCTTTGGTTTCTTTGTTCTCTTTGATTTCCTCTAATAATGTCTCTTTTTCTATTTTATCAATCGTCGATTCAACTACCGCTTTCACCTCCTCTTTGATTTCCGCTTTCGCCTCCGTAGTAGGTTTCAAGAGAGGTTCCTTCAAACTCTCTAATGTTTCAGTAACTCCATCAACAACCACTTCAGCAATGTTTTCCTTCTCTTCCTTCACAATTTCCCCAATGGTTTTTCCGGCAATCGTCACGTCCAAAATATCCTGAGAAGGATCGGTAATATTTTTCATTTTTCCAAAACAACAGAACATTATATTATAAAAAAAGAAATAAAAACAACTCAAAAAATCACATATATGTCTTGTGCCATATATGTCATAAACTACAAAGACGATGAACGTCGTCAAAGGATGTCACAAAGGATAAAATCTGTGGGTCTTGATGCTAATTTCATCGCACCCGTTTCGGCCGATGACCCACGTATTCGCGACCAACCCATATCTGACTTTGAAAAAAGGTCGTGGTCCGTATTTTTCCAGCACGTCGATTGTATGCGCAATTTCCTGGAAAATACTACGTATGATTATTGTATTGTGTGCGAGGACGATGTGGTTCTTTCGAGAACCTTAAGCGCACAAATCCCTGAAATAATCAACCTTTATGATAAATCTGGGCTGGATATTTTGCTTCTTAGTTATTTATGGCCGTTCGATGTGGCTGAAGACATCTATTTCCCCGTTCTTCATAGAACGGATGACTGGAAGATACAGGGATATCCAGACGATTTGTGGGGAGCACATATGTATTTCTTCTCTAGAGAACACGCTAAAACAATGGTCGAGCGTTTTACTCCTGAATACGCGATTTCAGAAAAACAGCAAGGTCGCCACTTCTGTACGGACTGGCAAATTACTAAATTCGGAAAAAGGGGTTTACTTGTTCCTATGGTGGGGCTAGAAGAGGGAGAAGTGAAAACGGACCATCAGGGACAGATCGATTTCCATCGGTCCGTTTTCCGGTATCATTATCGAGAAGACCGGTTCATATAAACGTAAAAAATTGATTCATCCGCCGGTCCAACAAGGAGTCATAAAGGAAATATGATTCGTTCTATCTGGATTGTGCCGTTTTTATTTCGAAAAATGATGCCTCTACGGGTGTATACGCCTTTTGTCTTCCCTGAAGGATGTATGCCGAATATTAGCGACCCTTCTACATATGAAACGGATATACTCAATATAAGCCAGTTCGATTTCATTGTAGAAGATATGGTCATTTATACGAATGAGACGAAATGGCAGGAGGTTATCTCTTGGGATGACGCGTGTCCTCTCAAAAATATGACGAAATGGGAGGAAATGCTCAAATTTTAAGGGAACCTAGGTTCCCTTATGATCCCTCCTATCTGATTAAGGGAACCCCAGGTTCCCTTATGATCCCTCCTATCTGATTAAGGGAACCCCAGGTTCCCTTATGATCCCTCCTATCTGATTAAGGGAACCCCAGGTTCCCTTATGATCCCTCCTATCTGATTAAGGGAACCTAGGTTCCCTTAAACCTATACGGTAGGAAAGAACTCCCAGTCCAATTCCATACATACCTTCTTCCAAATCATATCCTGGTCCAACTGTTTCTCGCGGTCCTTCATCATAGGAATATACGGCAAATACTGCGTCTGGTCCAAAAGAACACATAACTGAAAAAGCGTATACGTATAATTGAAGAAATTCCGCCTATTCGGCGGGCAATGAAGCGCCCAAGGCTGCTGAATCTCGATAAAAAGAACGCATAGAGTTTCATGTAGTTCCTCGCTCATAATCGGCGGTTTCACCCCAAATATAGAATTGATGAACTGGATATGCTCGAAATATTTATTGAATCCCAATTTCCGCAGAATTTCGCGCATTTTGTCGTAAGTGATTTCCTTGTAGTCATTAATCCGCTCCTTTTTTATCCGGTCTTTAATGGCCTGAATGACCTCTTCCGGAATCTGCGTCGTCTCTTTCGCCTGGAATTGCGAGAGAATCTCCTTGAAATGATTCAGCCGGATATATGCCGTATAAGACACTTCGTTCGGCGGCTCTTTATTCGTAGGTTTCGCGGAATCCACTATATACGAAATGAATTTCCCGCATTCGGGATGGTTACATATTAGAATCCCTTCTTCATCCTGAGGTATCAATTCGCCTTTATGACACGATTCGCAGACGTCGGAAGAAACAATGTAATCCTGGATATTGATATAATCGTTTGTGACATTTCGCCAATAGGTCTGGTAGGTTTTCCGCGATTGATTGTATTTCGTAGAATGCAGATTCGCCGTTTCCGGATCTTTCGATTTGATTTTGAAGAAAGAATGGAGAACATTGACATTTCCGCCGCCTCCGGAAGAGATCTCTTTCTTTTGTTCGAAATAGTCGAAAATGTATTTCGAATTTTCTAAATAATAATTTTTCTCTTGGGAAACGAGGGATTTTATTTCCTTTTTTTTCCGGCAGATGGCGTCTTTCGTGTCCATATATTCATCAATATTCTTTTTGACTTTCTTTAATTTGGTTTTTAGAGATTCGATATCTTCGCGTAGTTTAGGAAGAATTTCTGCGCGATTTTTCGAGAATTGGGCGACGATTTCGGAATGTTTTTCGTCGATGGTTTTTGCCGATTTCATTTTAATATAACTGTGCGCCATCTTTTATATTTGTTTTTTCGTATAAAACATTCGATTAAATCCTAAAAAGATTTCATACAATGACGGAAGAAATACAAGTGGACAAAAAGGAATTCCAGAAAATGCTCTTTATGACAAACGCGATAGAAAAAGGTTGGACGGTTCGAAAAACGGATTCCTCGTATGTTTTTAAAAAAAAACACGAGAACAAGAAGGAGATTTTTCATAATGATTACCTAGTGAAGTTTATTAATTCAAATTTGGATATTAATATGTTATTGAAATGAGAACCGACCTTATAGCAATAAAATATATAGTTATTATATATTTTATGAATTTTATTTCGAGTATGTATAATAAACATACTCAATCTACAGTTAATACACCGGATAATACACAACAAAAAAATTTTATAGTAGTAAATAAACCAGGATTTGGTTGGGGAAGATTAGACAGATCAAAAATATACTATGATGGTGACAAGACCAAATTAGGAAATTATGCTGAATATTTTGATAAGAATAATTTACCTAATGGTATTACATTACCTAATGGTATTATAGCAATACATAAATTTATAGATAATGAAATAAAAAAAGAATATGAATATACACCAAATCCAGATAAAGAAACATTATATACAACATTTTTTTACGAAAAACAAGAAGACGGACAATTATATAATAAAAATGTATATGATACATTACCAGAAAATATGAAACCTATACCTATAATTTTATATACTGAATCTGTATCTACCGGTGGTATAAGAAAACGCAAAGTATCCCGAAAATCCAGAAAATCCAGGAAATCCAGAAAATCCAGGAAATCCAGAAAATCCAGGAAATCCAAGAAAAATAGAAAATAAATATCAAATCCTTCTATCATCTCCAATAAAAATAGACAAATCATCCAAATTGTCATCTTTTTCTTCGTGCCGCGTTTTTACAATATAGAATCCGCCGCCTTCATCAATTAGCTGTATTTCAATATCTTCTGCCGAATCATCTAAAAAGGGAATCGAATAATGCCGCGAATTCTGTATTTTCTTAATTTCTCTTGGGTCGATATCGTTGAACTGGACTTTGGTATTGAGATACGCCGAAAAGAAAATATTTTTGTCCGTATGGATAATAACGAGAACATTCGACAATTTCGAAATCATAAACAGAATATTCGTTATAAAATTCAGTAATGTCTGGTTTCCTAAACTCCTCTCGTAAATCAGTCTTCCGCTATATATCGTGTTTATGACAAAAACTCCCAGTATAAAATAACAAGCATATTTGTAATGAGCGTCAACCTGATATAGCTGGTGTTTTTTCTCTTCTGAAAAGATTTCTATCCTTTTTCCAACAGATTCGTTATCTGTAGAAATCGTATTGTTCACTTCAAGTAGTTTTATCAATTTTTCTTCTCGCCGAATTTCTGTAAAATACATAAGAGCAAATGCCGCTGCCGTTATGTAATTAATAATCACACCCGTTTTATAATGGATTTCTTGTTGGTCGATGTTCTCGGTTAGCAAACAAATATGATCGCCACATTTTTGTGGGATAAAAATGAGAAGTAAAGATGAAACCATCACACGATATAGCTCTAAAGAAACACTGACTACCATATTCGTTTTTTGCTGAAAATCTTGGCTGGTTATAGTATTATAAATGGTATTATAAAATGTTTTTGGTATATAGGTGATTTGTTCCATTTATAATAGGGGGATAATAAATGGATA